CTGTCATAGTGCATCTCCACAGCCTTGTTAAAAAACTCTGGTTGGACCATGTGTTCAAACGTACGAGCGGTGGCTACGTCTCTCGTGTCTTTACCGTACACAACTTCAACTGGGTGGTCGGTGTACTGGAAAAAAACTTCACGACGTTCATGGGCTGAAGGTATAGTCAGAAGATATGATTTGAAACTGTACTTTTCCACCGGTTTTCTGATAATTAAAAATATAATTATCAAAAGTACAAGTATTGTGCTAATCATTAATATAGTTAAAGAAATAAGTTGTTATATAAATGTAGCCACTCATAGCTCAGTTGGAAGAGCAACTGACTGTAGAACACTCACGTGTTCTGAAACATCTGCTGAAATCAGTGGGTCCCTGGTTCGAATCCGGGTGAGTGGATACATTCCCCTCTAGCTCAATTGGAAGAGCGCGTGGCTGTTAACTGCGAGGTCGTGGGATCAAAACCCACGAGGGGAGACACCGTACTTTTTACATACATCACTTAAAAATGTATGTAAAAAATATGTTTAGGTTTTTGTTTGGTGAACGAGAAGTTCAAGAGCCAGAGACGTTTAAGGAGACCATGATAATCCCCGCGTGGAATGAAGTCGGTGAGTGTGTGTTCCTGGAGGTACCCGCACCAGTCAGAAGCGGTTTACATCCAAAATTAACGTCACGCGTCGCGAGGAACCTGACTTTTCTACGCTATGATACTTGGCATGGTCAAACATGAACTCTTCACCAGTTTTATGTATATGTGTGTTGTCCCATAGGTGAAGGGTACAGTCACCATCGCCCTGGAGTGTCATGTGATATCTCAGTTGTAAATTAGATTCCGCCCTGTGTGGTGGAATAACAAGGGGTCCTTCAATGACGGCGATGACCCCTGTGTCTTTGTCCACCGAGGGGATTTTGTTAATAATAGATTGTATATAAGGGAAATCACTTACTTTGTAATAATAATACTTGTCGTTTTTACTAAACCAGGGGTCCATGTCATGAAAATAGTGACGCGTCACCGTGTACTCGTTTGCAAAGAAGTATTGTCGTATCTTTCCAAAGTTATACCCAATTTCCCACAGGTCAAAGGGGTAGTACTCCTTTCTTCCAAAGAATATGTCAACGAGGGTGTTTCGCATACCCACCAGGGGACGCCACGGGTTTTGAAAATACAGTTTGTCCATTGGGGGTTTACAAAAATCCCATCCCACCAGGGCCACAGGAACACCCACGAGCCACCACATTAATTTCTACGTAGATATTAAAAATGCCCGGATACAAACGTTCCATGTACACCGCCCCTGAACCGACTGAAGAGACCCCTGACCTCGACGCGCGCTTCTTCATGCCGACCATTGAAGAGATTATTATGCTCGCCATCGTTCTCGCGTTGTTCTTCATGCGTAAGCAAATGAACAAGCTCACCTACGGTGCCGCCTTGGCTGCGCTCGTTGGTCTCTATGCGTACCGTCGGGTCCAGAAGGTTGAAAAGTACTGTGCCAAGTGCATGATGTAAAAAAATCTAAGACTACTATATAAAACATAAAAATGAGTGCAGCAATCATCATTGTGGTACTTGTTCTTCTCGCCGGGTTGGGAGTGGGCATTTACTTTTTGGTGAACGCAAAAAAATGCAAGGACCATGAGACCCAGGAAGACTGCAAGGAGCCGTGCCAATGGGATTACTATGGTAATAAATGTATTGATGAAGACGATAACCTCACACCGGCGCCGGCGAACGACCCGCCATCTGATCCGTCTGATCCGTCTCAACCTTCTAATTACTCAAGTGTAGGGGGGTACACCACATTTGCAAAAACATTAGTAAAGAGAGGTAAAAAATTGTCTGGTGATTTAGAGACATGCAAAGAAAAGTGCAACGCCGACATGGAGTGCATGGGCATCTCGTATAAGGATGGTGCGTGTTACAGAATTACGAATACGGATGAGAAAGCATACAATGAGAACTATACAACGTCTATTAAAGTCCCGCAAGGATACCAAGTTTCAGCTATTGGCGACCGCACTGGTATGATATGGGGTAAAACTACAAAGAATTTAGCCGAGTGTGCTGAAGAATGCAAAAATACACAATTGTGTGGTGGTTTTAGATATAAAGATGGTGCCTGCGAACTCTTGCATAAAGATGGTATCTCAGAAACACCCGTCCTAAATGGACAACAATTTTTCAAATCAACAACGGCAAAAGCTGCTGGGCCAGCGGAAGTGTTCCACATAACTGGTTACGAATATCGCGCATCAGACGCACCGGCAGAGTGTGATAAATATGGGGCTGCATTAGCCACTCGTGACCAGATGGAATCTGCATGGGAGGATGGTGCCGATTGGTGTTCATGGGGTCACGAAGTTGGTGGTATGTCATATCCAGTTAATACTGCCCTTATGTCAGGTTGTGCGACTACTCCTCAACTTGTTACAAGTGGTCCAACGGCGGCTGACTTGAAAAAGGGTGTGAATTGTTATGGTGTGAAACCAGGTACTGGTTCTCCATCAGTTACTTCGTTTAATGCCTCTAAGTGGAGTCGGCATGAATAATCTAAACTAATTATATATGATTGAGGTCAGACTCATAAAATCTCCCAGTCCTAAACATAAATTTAGGGTCATCTTTAGAACTGGAAGGTACGTTGACTTTGGGGGAAAAGGGTATTCGGATTACACCTTGCACAAAACCCCTGAACGCATGCGTCTCTATGTGTTGCGCCACGGTGGACGCATACCACCATCTCTCATGAAAGAGAAGAGAAGGGGAGCTATACAGCGTCGTATGTTAGACGTGGACTCCAGTCGTAAAGAGTTGTGGAGCGTGGCAGGTGTTGGTACCGCAGGGTTCTGGTCCCGCTGGCTCCTCTGGTCGTACCCATCACTGGCGGATGCAAAACAGTTTATATCTAAAAAGTTTAAAATAAAGTTTATAACCCCCTAATACCTTATGGGTCATATATGGCATGTTGTGACACATCCAGATAAATCTGTGTGTCTCGGACACATATATGAAGAAGATATGACTGTGATAGAATTCACACCCTCAAAGGTGTGGGAAAAAAGAATGTGGTCTTTCCTAACATTTTTGTTCATATGCCACTTTTTTACAATTCTTGCATTTTCTCACACCTTTGCGTTTGTCGCAGCACCACTCATAAACTTGACGTTTGCGTTGGTCGTGTTGAGTGCTAAAACACCAGTTGCCATGATTGTCCATATACTCTATAGTATCATTATCAACGTCTATGCAATCACGTTTCGTGATTATTATATGTTTTGTGTGTCTACGACGTACATCATCACATATTCTATTTCATTAAAGATGACAGGCATTGTTTAAGTAATGTCATGTGGCGCGACGCAACAGTTGAGGAGTTGCAAAAAATAATTAGAGATGTCATACTCCCTGAACTCGTTCAGTTGAGGGAGGAGGTCCATTATCTTCGGAAACACACCTGGCCCTACGTTCAGGCAATGAAAGAGGATGGGGCGCAGCTCAGTGATATGGAGGCAAAAAGGGAATTCTTTAGCAACCTATATGATGAGGATGTTAAAGAACTCTTGGGTATTAAAACACGCTATGCAAAGAGCACCAGTCTCACTGCGTTAGAATTTGATAGAATTAGAAAAAATCATCGGTCCGATACATCTTGACATTGTACGTACCATCTTTCCCTGTCACTGAAACACTTTCACTGCCATAGAACTCTGGACATCCAATGTCCTCGGTGCATTCACGCCCGTCGTGTGTCACAGGTACAGGGTACATCTGTTCCCCTGTTGTCGTGGTGTAGTAGTTGTATCGGTCTCTGTACCCGCGCGCTTCTTTGCCATAAAGGGGGAGGGTTTCATTATTTGGTCCCAACAAGAGACCCATCTGCTGCATGTGTCCAGGTTTGTACTGTTTGATTGGTGGTCCCCTGTACTCTGGTGCGCGTCTCGGGGGGTCCACTCGCACTGGCACGGGCACTTCCACAGGGACTTCAACTTCCACAGGGACAGCCACGGTGGTGGGGTAGTACCATTTGTAAAGCAGGGCGAGCGCTAATACAACAATCGTCGCATACATGAGACGAGTTTTATTTTTATTCTTCATGTATACTATATGGCGGAGAAAAGAAAGCGAGCGACATTCTTTAATAATCTTTTGTCTGACATGGAACGACAACGAGATGAAAAGCGACTTGAACGAGAGCGATTAAAAAGAAAGAGACAAAATATGAGAAATGCCGAAGCCGCTCGTATCGCATTAGAAACACACCGCGCGAAGAAAAAAAGGATGGAGAACGCAAAGGCAGTGGCTGAACAAAAAGCTATGATGCGACAAATCAATACCTACGGTACGATGATTGGAAAGGGTGTGCTCGCAGAAAAAATGTACAAACGCATGTTGGAAAAGGTGATGCGTCAAACGACATATACTCCCACTGATTTTAAATACTTGGGGAAGGTTGTAAGGGCGCGTCAGGAAAAGCGGTGGTCTGTCGTTGAACGTCTCATCAGAGAGTGGGAAGCCGATGTGAAGCGTCGGGTGTGTCGTATGAAGAAGAAGGACATGCAAAACATTGCGAAAGGGTTGAACGTGAATGCGGGCAAAAAGAAAAAGGCACAACTTTGTCAGGCTATTAAAAATAAAATGTAAGCTAGTTGTAATACAATAATGGTGCGACCGAGTAATCTTCGGAAAATGTTCCAGGAGAATGAGGAGGAATATAGGTTTAAAAACATGGTTGAAAAGTTTGGAAATGCTCAAACACTCTACAATTACCAAAGATTGCGAGCCATCTACGCGAATCGTAAAGAACCCAACTACGTGAACGCTATGCGTCAATCCAGACCCATCTTGTACGACCGCCTTCAGAAACTCGTGGCGCGTCTTCCCGAAGAAATCTTCAACAATGGAAGAAATATCTATTTATCTGTGTCAGCCAACTCGTCACCGAAAGAGTTGTTCAACGCTATGAATAAAGTGAAAAGGTTGCGTGTGAAGCCGACTGAACCGCTCCAACCGGTCATTAAGGACCCTTTGAATACACTCAAGTACACACAAACATACATGGCACAGGAACTCGGCAAATCGCGAAACAGAAAAAACTATGCCAACAAGGCATTGTTGTTTATGGGCCAAACCAACTTCGCCAGAGCTGTTGTTCGTGCGAAGGTCATCCTCGCCAAGCGTGTGAAACAGAGATATGCCCGTCTGTCTGAAGAAAATAAAAAGTTTGTCAACATCTCTCGTCTCAATAAATCGTCGAACCCTGAACAACTCCTCAAAGCACTCGAACGCATGTCTAAATTTAACATGACTAATAACAACGCGTCTTGGCGTTTTACTTAAGACGAAACTGGTCAAAAAAGTGCACAGTCGTGCGAAAGTTAAAATACACAATCATACATATGGCATCACCAATATCGTGTTTCCTTTCATAGGGTATCTCTTCACCCTCTGGAAGATACTTTTCCGCGATACTTGTGGTTCTCTCTTTTCTTTCCTCATAGGTCAGGTGTCTGATACCGAAGTGTGAGTGCAAAGACACCGGGTTCACCAAGGTCACTTTGTCTTTGAACATGTAATGTAATAAAACTTCTATGTTTTGAAATCCACCTGGGGGTTGTCTCTCTATGAGAATGTGTTCGGCGCTGTCAAACCACACCTTGTACTCATTCACCATCAACGGCACTAGGTCAACGATGTCATTACTAAAGATGTATTTGTAATCCTCCAAACTTACCTTTTTCATAAACACTGGACGGACCACCTCTTTTTCACACTCCGCGAAAACGAGACCCATGTTGAAATATCCAATGTCTATGGCGAGGATTTGGCGCATATGTGTTTAAAGGTTGAGTAAGTTTTTAAATTCTTTATAGAACGGTTTGTAATTATTTATTATTTTTTGAATAACTGGTGGAACACCATTAAATCTTTGTGCAAAGAAAATGACACGAAGTTGGTGAATGAATGGGAGGTACATGTCAGGTGTTTCTACTTCCAATTGTCCAAACAATTTCACAATACCAATCACCTGGTTGACTTCTTTTTCTGTGATGTTGTGTAAATTTTTTAAGAGTATCACTCTCTCCCCACCGATGCGTAAAAACTTTTTGATGAAATCCATAAATGTCCCACCTCTCGTCGCCATTGTCACGAAATGTGCGAGTTTTATGTGATGGTATTGGAGTTGACCTGTGACGTGTTTTGTTTGGAGTTTTGTATCGTAATATGTTTGTCTTCCATAGACTGATATTAACAATCCCTTTTGTGTTTTAAAAATAGCGTGTCGTCGTGCGTTAATATTCACCCCATTATAATTGCGCATCATATCAGGTGAGGTAGGCACGCCTGTGTGTGGTCCACGGTGGATGGTTTTGTTTTTAAAAACTTTATTGAGATAGTCTCTGGAATATACATGACGAATTTTCCCATTGTTACTGTTGAGGACATCACTCAATAAATATGTTGGTCTGTTCATCAGTTGTACATTATTTTTGAAATTTTTATTATTTGTTTGTAAGTGATTTTTATTTTTATTGTTTTGAATATTTTTAAATTTTTTTACAAGTTTATTGTTAACATTTGTGTTATTTTTTAAAAATTTTTCAAATGCTTTTGCGTATTTTTTCGCTCGTTCATTTGCATTCTTCTGTGTCTGAGTGTACTGTTCCTGAAGTGCTTTTTGACGCTTCGTCTCTGGACTCATCAAGAAAGGGTCATCCTCTGGTCTGTTTGGTGTTGGACTTCTAGACGGTGTCCTATTCCTATTGGCGCGCGTGCGCACGCGAGGAGGCATCTTCTTACTATAATCTCAGAATATATTAATGGACCTTGAAGATGTGTTAAAAAATGTTGCACTGTTTGGAAATTATTTAGTTCTCATAGACTCCATAATACGTCGTAAGTCATCTTGAACTATTTTAAATCGTTCCAACCTGTACTGAACAAACATCCAGAGAAAGAACAATAAACTTTTCAATAAATTATTTGCAGCGGTGTCATCCATTTTGTACACTGGAGACACCAGGCGATGGAAAAATGTTTCATCCTTGTTTTTACCAGTCATGTACGTTTCCAGTTGGGTCATGGCACACGTGTCATCGTTCACGCTCCAGTGGTAAAAGATGAATGGAATCAGTATGGAGTACATCTGTAACATGCGCTCATCATTTACGAAAGGAATGATGATGAGAAATAATAATAACACGGTGTGAAGTGCGAAAATTATATTCATCTTATTCTAAGATGGAAAAAGATAAAAAATTACCTAAAATTTGGCACCCTCAACAGGAAAGTATTTTAAGGGGGTGGGGTGAGAGTGCGGCATGCTACCGTTGGATGCACTATCAGGCTTTTTTAAAATACAGAAAATCAAATATGCACTATACATTACCAGTTATTGTTCTATCAACAATAACGGGTACGGCAAATTTTGCCCAAGAACAGTTTCCTGCGGGACTTCAACCGTACGTGGCGCCAAGTATTGGTGGCCTGAACCTCATCGCTGGTCTCATCGCGACGATTTCTCAATTTCTCAAAGTGAGTGAGCTGATGGAAGCCCATCGTGTGGCGGCGATGCAGTTTGGTAAGTTTTCTCGCGTCGTTCGTTTGGAGTTGGCCTTGCCCCTCGTTGACCGGTCTCGCGATGGCGCGGACATGGTTGAACTCATGAAAGGGGAGTACGACACCTTGATTGAACAAAGCCCATCCATCCCAGCCCCTGTGTTGGCGATGTTTGAGAAAGAGTTCCCATCGGATGACCGTCTTACTAAACCTGAAATTGTTCACATCAACCCAATTCAAACATTTAGTGCCGTCTTGGAAAATTCAGTCATCTCTAAGATGAAAGGGTTAATTAAGAGTGATAAAAGTAAAGAAGAACTTATAACCGACCTTCAAAAAATCCAAGGTTCTGACGAACCTCCACCGAAAAAGTTTTTCAAAAAAGTGGTGGACACCATCGCACAAAGACAACAAGATGAAACAAAGAAAGAGCT